AATATGACTTAATTGCTGCTTTGTGTTTTTTAGATAGTTTCATTAATTGCCTTTCAGTAGTGGGATGTCGAACTTTTTGCCATTTTGATTTGGTTTGAAAGAAATATGGATGTGCTTGTCATGGGGATTAATGCCGCGATATTTGACCCATCGCCATAATGATTTACTTGAGCAGATTTTTTTGCTAAAGATTATGTAAGATATACGCTTATCTTTTTTCGCTGCGAGTCGAAGCTGATCTGCCAAAGCATAACTAAGCCCTTGTTCGTCAGATAAGCCAGCGTCAATATCGATCGCGCAAACTTCTCCGTCTGGTCTTGGGTTATGATCGGATTTTCTAGATTGATGCTTAAGATCACCGATCCATCCATCAGACTTCCGGCTGCGATCCAAGAACGCTCCATTTATTTGGTCGCGTAATGTTTCAGCAGCTTTAGATAAATACGGCTTCATTAGCCAAGTAAAGTTTTTAGTTCATCGGCAGTTAAACCTAAACGCTCTGCAATTGCTAAACGCTGGGCTTTTTTTGCTGCTTCTTGTGCATTAACTTCCAAATGAACCACTTCATCAATTTTTTGCTGATCTTTTTCGGCTTTGTTTAATTCACGCTCTATTGTTTCGCCAGTTTCGCAATTTATTATTAATTTGCTCATTATGCTACCCCATATAATCTAATTGTTGTATCGCCCTGATTACTAAATGTTGCACTTCCACCTGTTCTAAAAATATCAATAGATGTTACTGCTGTTGTTGAGTTAAAAGTACCATTATTGCTGTGAACTGATCTATATTCTCCAGCTGTTCCATCGTAACAATCCCATTGTCCATAGAATGTTTTTGCTTTAGTTGATGACGAATAATTATCTATAACTAAATAGCCTTTAGAATTATCAGACAAACCAGCTCCATTAGCATTTATTCCAAAAGGAGAAAAATTAGTGCTGGTAATCTGGGTGGTAAGAAGAGCTTCAACAGCATTTGTATTGGTGGTTTGTGCGCCAGTTAAAAAACCATAAACGCTTCCGCTATTGTTATTTAATCTAATGCCAAAACCGCTACCGGTTGCACTATGCTTAATGCCACTCCAAATTAAAAGCAATTGTTTATATGAACCTGAAATAGTGCCAAATGTTAAACTAGATAATGCACTTGCAACTGTTTCAGATATTAAAGTCAAACCTCCTGATGATGGTGTTCCCCATGCAGGAACTCCACCGCTTACCAATAAAACTTGACCAGTAGTTCCAATTCCAAGCCTTGTGTTAGTGTTTGCTGTTGATGAACGATATTCAATATCGCCAAGAGTAGTTGATGGATTTAATGCTTTGGTTGTTGTGTCGATTGATGAACCAAGTGTGCGAATCGCTGCTGCACCATCTTTGACCAGCGCGGTATCATCTGGGGTAGTCCAGCTATAATTAGTAGTGGTTGCCATTTTATCCTATTCCTATGAGATTATTGTAGCGTATTCCCAAGTTAAAGTTGGGCTTAAAGTGTTCCATGACTCTGTGGCTGGAGTCGTATTCCAACGCATTGCCACTTGACTAAATGCGACTGGGGAAACATTTATTGTGAGAAACAGTTCATTGAACCGAGTGCTCCAAGACCAGCCCTCAACATAACCTTCAAAATCTCCACCGGATATTTGGCTCGGTAGGTTTTGAATATGAACTGGCATTCCCATAAATACAGCTAAAAGATCATCCCGATCTGCGTTACCTATTTCTTGGCTAGTAATTGGGAATGTGATCGATTGAAATGCTGGGATTGGATAAGCTCTTTGGGCTATGTATCGGTCGGCAATAGCCTGAGCATCGACAGCACCCTGAACCCTAGAATTTATGCTTTCAGATTTGTAGCCATATAGCGTAACTGAAGCTGCATCAATAGCAGTTACCTGTGAATTGTAATTGTTTCCATAATTGATAAAAATATCATTTCTAACATCTGCTGATCTCATTACAGTAGATAATCCAGCACCTAAAGCATGGCGGGCATCTAATTCAACATAACCATTAACTAAAAGATAATTCTGCCTATGGTCTGCGTCTGCATAACCGATATTACCTTGATTGTCCTCATAAATGTAACCAAATGCTGAATTGGCAATATCTGAAATCACATTGTAAATAGTGTTTACAGTTTGAGATTGTGCGGTCATTGTGTAAAGACCAGGTTGATCTATTTCTCCAAGTCCTAGATTGACTGCATTAGCCCAAGTTTCGGTTGCATTGTAAGTTGCCCAAGTTGTAGCTGATGGCACATCATTCCAAGTTCCAAGCAATACGCTGGAAAGGATTGTGTAAATTTGGTTGCCATCCTCATCTTGAGAAATGTTATCATCCCAAATTTCTTTGGCTAACTTAACTAATGAACCCATAACAATAAGTGTGTATTGAACAACTGTTGCAGCTGAGCCGGTAGCACCTACCTCAACAGTTACATCTGTTATATCTCCGCCAAATAAACTTACATAAGATCCAGTTGAATCTTTTATTTGTAGATCAAAAGAATCATTAATGTCAAAAGGTAAGGTTTGACCATTTAAAGCGATAAAGGTAATTGAGCAATATGATGGTGATGGCTGTTGGTAAATATCTGTGCGACCTGCTTCATGCTGAATGTCGCTTATTGCTATGTCAGTATAATCAACACCACTGACAGTTAATTTCCAGTCAGGTGTAAAAGCACTCATTGAAGTCTAATACCATTACCAGTAAATAATGGCACGCTTCGAGCAGCTGATTGATTAACTACCTTTGCAACGGCTCTTGCAGCACCTTCGCCATCAATTGCATTAACTGTAATGTTTGTTATCTGACCCATACCGCCACCGCCAAAATTGCCAGTTGATGGAGCATAATTTGAAACGGCTGCTCCACCTAGATCGCCACCACCTGCTAATTGTGATAATCCATAAGTTGCAGCGACAGCAGCTAAAGCAGCAGCAGCAGCACCAACTGAAGTTCCACCAGTAGCAAATGCGGTTGCCACAGCTGCACCAGCAGCAGCAGTTCGTAGGGCTTTCATAGCAGTTACTAAAGTCATGATTGCTTGAACAAAAGCCACAATTTTAGTCGCAACAAATACTGTTGCAATAATTCCACCTAATACCAATAACTCATCTTTAATACTTACAACAAATTTAAGAGTTGATTTGACTTGCTCACCAAATTTAAATGCACCTTCAGTAGCTTCAGTTATGCCAGCAGTAACGCCATCCTCACCAGAAAATCCAGCAGCAAATGCTTGAATTAATGGAACGGCTGTAGCTAGTAAATAATCTGCAAATTCCTTAACGATAGGTAGTAAGGCTGCTCCAATTTGCTCTTTAGTTTCATCAACGGCAATAGATAATTGCTTAAACTTAAACTCAGCATTGGTAGCTTCATTGGCAATAAACCCATTGTAGGTTTGTGCTAACTGAGCTGTGATTTCATCGAATGATTTGGTTTTAAGGGTAGTTGCATCAATTCCTAGACCTAACTTACCCAAAGCGGTATTTGACCCGTCATAAGCCCTTCCTAAGGCGTTTGTGACGCTCTCTAGGGGCTTGCCTGTGGCTATGCTAATTTCTTGGGCTAAGGTTAGTAAATCTTGAGCCTTTTTGACATCTTGAGTGGATCTGATAAGTCTTGAGAATGCAGGTCTTAAAACATCATCGGTTGTCGCAGTAGCGATAGATTGAGCAGTTATATATTTATCAATTGCTGAAATCTGTTGCTCAGTTGCCTGAGTGCTTGATCTAATAACTTGCTCTAAATTCTTGCGAGCCTTTTCATCCTCAGCTGCTGCCTTTACTGCTGATACTGCAAACGCTGTAGCTGCTGCTCCAACAGCTGCAAATGCTAATGCAGCCTTTTTGCCAAATTCTTTAATCGACTCAGCTGAATTATCTACAACCTTTTCAGCTTGTTTTAATCCATCGCGCAAACCATCAATATCTGCTGCTAAAGCAAGAGTTAAGGTTCTACTATTAGTTGCCATTTACAAATTCCTTTTTAATGTCCAGTATAACTTCCTCAAACTCTTTAATAATTGTTGGCTGTAAATGTCTAATTGTAGGATAAATAAACCAACCGCGTGAACCCGGACCTTTAGACATTGGCCCAGACCATCTTGGAAATTGCGGATAATTTTTAGATCCAAACTCAGTAGCTGCACCAATACCCTTACGCTGACCCGGTGGATCATTTCTTGTGTTAAATTGAGTTGTTGCACCACCTGAAAACTTTTGTCCAGCAAAACCAAATTTGATCTCACCTAATACAGATGTTTTGACTACTTTACCGCCTTGAGCAATACGATCTGCAACCTTGCCTCTTGATGAAGCAATCCTACGAATCTCATCTAATTCTCTTTGCGCAATAGCACCAACGCGTTTAGCAGTTTCCTCTTTAGCAATTTCACCCATGTTTCGAATAACTTTAGCGAAAGATGCTAACTCTTTGCGATCATAGACTATCGAAGGAACTGTCATTTGTGTCTATCCTCCAATATCTCTAACGCTGTTAAAACATCCGATCCATCTACCCATTCGCTCATTGGAATTTGAGTTGCTATTGCCAACTGAACCAATAACCGACTAAGGCTTCCTACTGGATGGCTTTTGGGTTCACATCACCGACTTGAATATCGGCAACAGTTTCCATCCATGCTTCATAAGGTTTTACAGCCTTACCAGCTGCTTCGCGCTTATGTGCGTGATAAGCCAAAAACATCAAATCATTAACACCGATCTTTTCAGATGCTTGGCTAATAATGTTTCCTGTTTTCTGCTCCCACTTAGCCCACTCAGGCGGTTGGGCTGTGTAGGTTGCTTCCTCGCCTGAGTTATATGTAATTGTAATTGCTAGTT